GTGATGGATTCCATCGCTGCCTCTAGTGATCGAGTCACTGTGCACCAAGCAATCAAGCACTTGGTTGTTGGTGGTAATGCGCTGTTGTTTATGGGAAAGGATGCAGTTAAGCATTACCCATTGAATCGATATGTTGTAGACAGAGATGGAAACGGCAACGTCACTGAGATCGTAACAAAAGAATTAATTCACAAAACACTTCTACCTCCCAGTCATAAGCCTTCACTTGATTACAACAATGACGGCACATCTGATGAGAATGAAGTTGCTATTTATACACACGTTAAACGTGATGGCAATCGATGGATCTGGTACCAAGAATGCTACGATGAAATCATTGCAGGGTCCGAAAGTAAAGCACCAATTGATGCAAGTCCTTGGATTGTTCTGAGGTTCAATGCTATTGATGGGGAGAATTACGGACGAGGCAGGGTAGAAGAGTTCTTTGGTGATCTCAAATCACTTGAAGGACTATCCCAAGCCATGGTTGAAGGAAGTGCAGTAGCAGCCAAGGTTGTATTTACTGTGTCACCTTCATCTACAACTAAACCACAGACACTTGCCAAGGCTGGTAACGGTGCCATTGTTCAGGGTAGGCCTGAAGATATTGGTGTTGTACAGGTTGGTAAAGCAGCTGACTTTGCAACAGCACAGCAGCTTATGCAAACTCTCGAACGCAGACTAGCTGAGGGTTTCCTTGTACTAAGTGTCCGTCAATCAGAACGTACTACAGCTGAAGAAGTACGACTTACCCAACTTGAATTGGAACAGAGTTTGGGTGGTCTATTCTCACTGTTGACCGTTGAATTCCTTAAGCCATACCTTGAGCGTAAGCTATTAGTACTACAACGTAGTGGTGAGCTACCACGTATTCCTAAGAAGCTGGTTAAACCAACCATCGTGGCTGGTATTAATGCACTTGGTCGCGGTCAAGACAGGGAAAGCTTGACGATGTTTATCACAACTATTGCTCAGACGCTCGGACCTGAGGCACTGATGCAATACATCAACGCTGATGAGGCAATCAAACGTCTAGCTGCAGCACAAGGTATCGATGTTCTGAACCTCGTTAAGAGTATGGAAGAACGTCAACAGGAAGCTGAGGCACAGCAACAACAGATGGAACAGATGGAGCTGACGAAGCAGGCATCGGCCTTTGCTAATTCACCTCAAGCTGACCCAACTAAAAATGTAAACGCACCACCAATGTTAAGCGATGACATCCCCGAAAGCCCAGAAGAAGAGGCCAAAGCCTAAGCCACCAAAGTACACACTTGTTGATCAGATGTTTGATCGTCAAGAGAAAGTAGATCCATTTAAGAATAAAGTAAATCCATTCCAACCCACCAATGGCTAACGAAACACAATATGATGGTAGTGAACCACAAGAAGTAATTGATCAACGTTCTGCAGATGAAGCTGAGTCTCTACAGATTGGAGAAGAACTAGCTCAAGCAGAACAGAATCTACTTGCTGGTAAATATAAAGATGCTGCTGAATTAGAGAAAGCGTATCTTGAACTACAAGGGAAGCTAGGAGAGCGGCAGGAGAGTTCTCCAGAAGAGGCACAGGAGGCTCAGGAAGAGCCTTCTACTGCTGACTTGGTGGAGAAGTATCTTGCCGGTGACAAGGAAGCCTTGGAGAGTCTTTCAAAGGAAGATCTCATTGAGGCTTACAAGTCAATCCGTGAGTCAGCTGAGGATAGTGACCTTACTGACTCACAGGTCACACAGATTTATGACTCTGTTGGTGGCCAAGAAGAATACACCTCAATGATTAAGTGGGCTCAAGCGAACCTATCACCTGAACAGATTCAAGCCTATGACTCCACAATTGATAACGGAGACATGGCACAGATCAACCTTGCTCTTGGTGGGCTGTTAGCTAAGTACCAAGATGCAGTTGGTAAAGAAGGTAAGACTATTCAAGGGAACACTGCAACAGAAACAGCTGGATATCGAAGTCAAGCTGAACTACTGCGTGCAATGAATGATCCTAGGTACGACACTGATCCTGCTTACAGGAGTGATGTATTTAAAAAGCTTGAACTCTCACCGGAAATTCAATTCTAATTAATGGCTACAACCCTTACTCTCCCTCGTAATGTTTGGGAGGAATTTTGTTCGTGGGTTACGTCCACTAATAACCGTATGTATGTAGGTTGGTTTGGCACGCTAATGATTCCTTGCCTGCTAACCGCCGCCACCTGTTTCATCCTGGCATTTGTTGCCGCACCTCCCGTAGATATCGATGGAATCAGAGAACCCGTTGCAGGATCACTCCTCTACGGAAACAACATTATTTCAGGAGCCGTCGTTCCATCTAGTAACGCAATCGGGCTCCATCTATACCCCATCTGGGAAGCCAGTTCACTTAGTGAATGGCTCTACAACGGAGGACCATATCAACTCACGGTCTTCCACTTTCTCACTGGTGTCTTCGCTTATATGGGACGCGAATGGGAACTTAGTTACCGACTTGGTATGAGGCCTTGGATTAGTGTCGCATACTCAGCACCAGTCGCAGCCGCTGCCGCCGTATTCTTGGTGTACCCCTTCGGTCAGGGATCGTTCTCTGACGGTATGCCACTTGGTATTTCAGGTACCTTCAACTTCATGCTTGTGTTCCAAGCGGAGCACAACATTCTTATGCACCCTTTCCACATGCTTGGTGTGGCTGGTGTGTTTGGTGGAGCGTTATTCAGCGCGATGCATGGCAGTCTTGTCACGTCATCCCTAGTACGTGAAACAACCGAAACTGAATCACACAACAATGGATATAAATTTGGACAAGAAGAAGAGACCTACAACATCGTTGCAGCGCACGGCTATTTTGGCCGCCTTATTTTCCAGTACGCTAGCTTTAACAACAGTAGGAGCCTCCATTTTCTCCTTGCCGCTTGGCCTGTTGCTGGCATTTGGCTTACCAGCCTTGGTGTGTCTACGATGGCATTTAATCTAAATGGTTTTAATTTCAATCAATCAATTATTGATTCTGAATCTCGCGTCGTTAATACTTGGGGAGACGTTCTCAATAGGGCTAACCTTGGTATTGAAGTGATGCACGAGCGCAACGCTCACAACTTCCCCCTCGACCTGGCTGCTACAGAGTCGAAACCTTTAGCACTTGCTTAATGAAGATTTTTCTAGACACAGCTGACACAGATACAATTGAAACTTATTTCAGCACAGGATTAGTAGACGGAGTTACCACAAATCCAACACTCATTATGAAGAGTGGTGAGAACTCTGAAGATGTCTATCAAAGAATTAAAGACATCGGGGTGAAGGATATCAGTATGGAAGTGATGGGGGATGCCAATGAGATGTTGAGAGAAGGTCTACGACTATCAGAAAAGTTTGGATCATCTACAACAATCAAAGTCCCTTGTACCCGTGAGGGTCTCCTTGCTTGTAAGGAGCTTAATAAGAATGGAATCCGTACGAACGTAACATTGATCTTCTGTGCAGCACAAGCAGTCCTAGCAGCAAAGGCTGGAGCAACCTATGTCTCCCCATTTGTAGGACGTTTAGATGACCAATCAGTTTCAGGTCTAGAAGTTGTCAGATCCATCTCTGAACTATATCGAATACATGGCGTAAGGACTAAAGTCTTATCTGCTTCAATTAGAAGTGTACAACGTGCAATCAGGTCTTGGTACAACGGTGCTGAGATCTGCACAGTACCTCCTAAAATATTCGATCAAATGTATAACCATATCCTTACTGATAAGGGTATGGAGATTTTTGAAAAAGATTTTACACACACTACTTAACTTTAATGATTAACAAAATTGCACTCTCCACTATTGCTGTGGCTTCCTTTTCTGCTCCTGCTTTCGCAGGTGCTTATGTCAACGTTGAATCCAACTCTGGCTTTGCTGGGAATGACTACGGTGCCACTTTGCTGGAGACCCATCTTGGAGTCGAAGGTACAGTGAACTCCGCATCTTGGTACATCCAAGGTGGTCCTGCTATCACCTTCCCTGATGGCGCTGACTCTGTTGGTGCTGCTTCAGG